AGTGGCGGCAGCAATGGCCTTGTCGCGCATGTCAACCCATGCTCCGGTGCCTAGCGGACCCGCAGTTGCGTTCCAGACGTAGATTCTGTTATCATCGTCAGTATCGAACCATGTATCTCCATCTTTATGGGAGACACCTGCCGGGGGAGTTGCCTGATACCAGTTTCTGTTTTTTGAGTTGGCGGCAGTCTGGGCTGTCCCGGCAGCGTCAGCGGCCTGCTGGGCATTGGCAAACGCAGAATCTGCCTTTAGCTGGGCCGAGAGGGCATCCGTTACGTCGGTGACCTTGAAGCTGTCAACGAAGTAGACGTTTCCGTTACCGGTGAGGCGAGGTCCGAACTTGATTTTGCTGACAGGAATTGTTACAGTGTAGTCCTTGGTCACCTTGGTCCATGTGGAGGTGGTCAGAGAGGCTACAGAGACTGTGGTGTCAGCTACAGGGGCGTTGTTGCTTGTCCCATCCAGTTTGGTTGTGACAAAGTAGAAACCGACCGAAGCAGTAGCGTCTGTTACGGCAGCAGTCTGGCCTAGCTTTACCCAGTATTCCGCACGGTAGGTTCTACCACTTGCAGCGGTGACATCGTTGCTGTAAGCTAGGGCAGAAGATGTGGTGGGAGCGGAACGTAGGTACTGTGTCCCTGTGCGTGCAGCGCTCGCATTAACGACTACGGTGGACAGCGTTAGGGTAGGCCATCCAGTGATAGGCTTTCCTGCCACGATGGGAGCGTCAAAGTCACCATTGATGACAAGGTTCTGCCCCTTGGCAAGCAGAGCGTCGGCAAGGGCCTGAGCGTCAGCAAGAGAGTCCTGTGTCTGTACGGCGGTGTTGGTAAGCTCTGTGTCCTTGTCCTTCAGTTCCTGAATCTTGTCATCGACAAGCTTGGTGGACATGATGCCTTCCATCGTAACGATGGGGCTTCTGGCGCTGAATGCAGATTTGTTACCGGACTGGTCTTCGGACTGGAAAGAGAACTGCCATGTCTCATCTTCACCAATGATATCCAAGTTGAGGTAGGCAGCGGCAAGTTCACGGCGCACGACACCGACCGGGGCTGTGTAGACTGTAGCTCCACCCTCGATCTTGTGGCCGATGACGTTCAACTGCAAGAAGTCACGTGGCTTGGTTTCACCTCCGGCAAAGAGTCCATCCCAGCCAACACTAATGAGGGCAGGCTGTGCCGTCACGACAGGCATTGTGGCGACCGGAGGTGGGGTAACGTCACCTACGTTGGGATCGATGCCGTAGGAGCCGTCAGGGAGCCGCCCAACAACGATTTCTACACCTGTGTCGGGGTCTCGGGTCGTGAGGGACTGAATAAACACGTCACCGGACGGGCGCGATTCGAGGGATTCCACCCTCTTGCGTACGTCAGTGAATTCTCGAACAAAGGCACCGTCTGGGCCAATTCGTCGTACCTGCATCTTACATCCTTTATGTCACTAAACTGCTATTCTTCGTCCTGCGAAGACTTGTCAAACTTGCTGTCCATCTGGAGGCTGACCTTTACGTTATTGGTCCCGTCTCCGGTGAGGCTGAGAATCCTCATGGGGGTCATTCCGTCAGGGATGGACAGCCATCCCTTGGTGTATACTAGTGCCAGATCTCCGGGCCAGAAACTTCCAAACGGAATCTCTGTATCGCCACGGACGGTCATCTGGATCTCCAGCAATGCGTCTTCGTTGGCGGCAAGCTCCGCATCACCGTGCGATTTGACAGTGACCGGGTTCTCGCTGCTGCCCCTGTTGATTACCCTCTCAAGGAGCGGATAGTCGTGCTGCAACGGGGCGTTGTTCGTGCTGACCGTGACGATCATCTTTTCGTCTGAACCGGCTCCCAGAGAGAACACTCGTGAGGCTTGGTAGGTTCCGGTATAGTTCACCGTCATGTCCGCGACTTGACCCTTTTGTGGGGTCGTGTCCCAGACTTTGGTGAACTGTTGTGCTATTCTGGGGTGGTCTTCTGTTCCGTGCCACAGATCAAAGGTCAACTGGTTCCCTCTGACCAAGCGCGGCTTGAACATGATGTCCGGACCCTCGATGACGTTGGAAAGCTTTGTCAGGATACTGTCGCACGAGAGGTTCTGGAGGTCGAAACCTTTGTAGTTCCTCTGGTGGTATCCGTCAATGCTTCCGCCCTGCTCCGGCAATGCAAAGGTGATTGGGAGCTTGCCAGCGGGCTTCGTCTGGGCCTTCTGGACGACGCGCTGGGCAATGGTGCCTAGCGACAGACCGTTGTAGGAGATGATAGACTTGCTCAGCTTGGACCAATCTGACTGCTCCTCGACAACAACACGTCCGGCGAGAATGGATCGGATTCCTCCGCAGTTGATGGAGACCGAGTCCCAGCTTTCGCTCGGGCGGGTAGTGATCGGCCCTGCCACAACTGGAACGCCGTCCCAGAAGAGGACCACGCCTGCCCACCAAGCGGAAAGCCACTTGGTCAGATCAACCGGAGGAAGGTCTGACTTCTTGAGGGTAAGCTGGATGGATTCAATTCCGTTGAGTTCCACCGACCATGCGAGGCTTTCGTAGCTGAGTCTCGGCCCAATCTTACCACTGATTGACTGGTAAAGGTGCGCCGTCCACATTACTTCTGTGGCCCCGCGTCAATGATAATCATTTCTATACCAATTCTACCATAGCCCTGAGGGTCCGTGCCGTAGTGAGCGTACGCATCTCCGGGGCCAACCATCTTCTGCATACCGAGGTTGACATTGTGTCGGCCCTTTGATACAGTGATAGTCTTGGTAAACGTCAGCGTCTGCCACGACTGGTGCAGTCCCGGAGAAGTCCAGAGAACAAAGTCTCCGTCACAGTTAGGGAGGAAGCCATATTCGCAGTACGCAGTGTTGTCAAAGCCAACTGCTCCGGTTCCATTGGGACGGAGGGCACTGAGGCAGGCATTGACCGTCACGTTGACAAGACGGTCGCTGGGCACGTAGAATGAACCCTGTCCGCGCCTGACGAGCGTGTCGTTGAGCTTGCCATCGAATTTGTACTGGTAATTATAGAGCAGACCAAGGCTGGCACCATACGGGAGAACGTAATCGATGTCATCCGTCTGCACCACACTGTTGGTGTTGGTTGCTCCGGCAGCAATACTGTATGTACCCAATGCAACGGCCCTCGGAGGAAGGGTGCTGGCTACGCCAAGGACAATGTTTGAGTTACCCTCGATGGTTGGAAATGCCTGCTGGGCATACACGATGTCTGTTCGGTTGGATGTGACGGTAGGTGTTGTCACGGTTCCGCCAGCAATAGGTGCCATAACAACTTCGCCGGTAGCGGTCTGAATTACCGCAACGCCCGATGCCACAGTGTATTTAAGCTGGGAAGAGCTTTTGGTGATTACGCAGCCGGAGATGATTCCCGGAGTGTAGAGAGATCCCCACACTTTGCGTACGTCTAGGTCTGTTGTACCGGAAGTCGGTACTCCTCCTGAGAGAGTGGCGTCAACGCCCCATCCTGAAGTCATTTTGTCTATTCCTCTTCTCTTGGACTAAATCCAAGTATCTCTAATAATTATATCACAAAAGCCGGTACCGGTAGAAAGCGGTTCAAAGGAAGGCCGAAGGATTTCACCCGGAGCCACGGAGAACCAGTCGCGCTCCAAAAGCTGGGTTGACTTATCAATTCCTCCCTGAAGAGCCACACCCCTGCCCATGTCAATAGTGACCGGAGTCTGGTACGAGACCTGACCCTCATAGGTAACTCGGTGGTCATTATTGTCCATGATTGTAAAGCCGTCAGGATAATCCCCTGTCACCTTTACTGTAGGCCAAGATACAGCGTTACCGGCATTTGTAAGGGTGTCGCCTCTGTTCAGGCTCTGATCCGTATTGTAGTTCAGCGGGTAGGTGAGGATGTACTTCAAACCACCACCGGAAGTTGCCTGAGACGATCCGAGGTTGATGGTTCGGGCTTCACCGTAGATGAACGGGTCGGGCGCGTAGAAGTCAATCTTCCATGTTGCAAAGAGGTCAGACTGCTGGACCCACGAGGTGGACCCCTCAAGGCCTACAGTAGAGAATCGGGTACCGGCTACCGTCTCGACCTTCAAAGTGTCGTAGGAGCCGTCTGCAAGGGTTCCTACAAGCAAGTCTCGCATTTGCTGGAGCTTGACGATGCTGGTGGCGACAGCCGTCCCGGAGAAGGAGATCAGTCTTGCGGACATCTCTGCCTTCTCCGGGAAATCGCCATGCGAGTTCAAGCGCGGTGTGGCGTCCCTACGGATGTTGGTTCCGTCAGTCCACCCCACGACCGCAGTTGGGTCGAGGATGAACTGCATGGTGTATTCATTCTTGTAGGATCGCATGACGAGATCACCGATTGTCGCTACAATTTTGTCATTCTTGAGGTACATGGGTTACCTTAACGGCTTGCTAGTTGCCAGTAGAGTTCCTTCATTGCGGATTCACCGATCTGCTGTTCTGAAAGACCCTGTGACGGGTTGACTGTGAAGTTTACAACCGAGCCGGAACCGTTACCGCTATTTACGGAGGCAGTTCTGGCGTAATTGCTGGAAGTGACTACCGCAGGAGACTTTGCACCCTTGGTGACGCTAGACATAATTCCACCATTTGCGAATTGCTTGTACAGCGAGAAGCCAAACATTCTTGCAACTTCCTCAAGAATTTTGAGAGAGCGCGGACGCTTTGCTTTACTGAGCGGGATATAGGCTTCGCCCCCTGTTTCCGGCTCCGACCATACCCTAAAGGGGGTCTGTCCACGGGAGATTTGCGCTACGTGGTTTTCAAATCCACCGTTGGCAAATGCCTTTACCATTCCCATTGGGAAACGGCTGGCAAATGGTGACGACATTGAATTAATGATACCACCATTATTTCCAAGTGGATCACCCGGACGGGCGATTGCACCCGGAGGCTTTGGAGCACCGGACGGGGTATAGACTACACCGATGGAGACCGTACGGTGACGAGCCAGCCAGTCAAGCGCGGAAGTGATGGACGCGTCATTCGATCCGTCACGCTGTGCCTTGATCAGCGCAGAGTAGTTCGCATTTGTTACTCCCCTGATGTGAAGTCCAGCGGCGTCAACTCCGGGTCCGGTCTTGTCAAGAGCCGTAACGAATGCATCGTACTTAGCTCCGGGTCCAACCATTGCAAGGATTCGTGCAAGTGCGGCTGTGCGTCCGCCTTCAGTCTTGTCAAGAGCCTCAAGGATGGCCTTGTAGTCACCTCGTGCGAAGGCTCCGGCGAGTCCTGTGGAATCCTCGATGGCACGCTTAGCCGCATCGGGGAGAGCGGACAGCGTTGCGTCGTAGTTACCATTCTTGAACGCGTCAGCGGCAAGCTGTGTCATGAAGATCTCTTGGCGTGCGGCGTCTCCACCCTCAACGCCCAAGGCGGTGGTGATGTTCTTCGGAACAAGTCCGAATGACGCCACAATGGAGTCAACTACTGCCGGTGCGAAACCAAGCTCCTTGAGGCTAGCCTTGAGGCCGTCGATTCCCGGATTCATGGCGTTCATGGCTGCTTTCTGGGCGTCCTCAGTGGACTTTCCAGCCTTGAGTGCCTGATCCATGGCGGCGGTGCCGATTTTCAGGATAGCGTCAGTCTGGCCCTCTAGCGCGGTGTGAAGATCACGCCCAGCTTTCGAGGTGAAGTCAAATCCCTTTTCTACGCTGTAAAGGTTTGTAACAAGGCCATTGTTTTCTGCCTTGATGGCCGCAATTGCATCCTTTGTGTCAGCGAGAGACTGCTGGTACGCCTTATCCGCATTCATACTGACTTTGTACTGGTTAGCGTTTGTGGCAGAGCTTCTAGTCAAAAGGTCAAGGTTTTCCTTGAGCGCAGTGAATTTAGCTGAGGCAGAGCTAGCAGAATCCTTGAGGATATCCCAGTTCTTGGAGAGGATCTTGGCCTCAACACTCGTTGTTCCGGTGGCCTTGGCGACACCTAGGACTTTCTCTTCAGCACGTCGGAGTTCATCTGCGGCTCCACGGGCCTTCTCTGCAAGGTGTTCCATGGACGCACCAGTGACACCCTTCAGTTCCTCCTTGGTCGAACCAATGGCAGCGGCCATTTCGTCGGTAACCGGGAGTCCTTGGTTGAGGGCAGACTTGATTCTCTCAAGTCCTTTGACATAGGAGTCACGGCCCTTGGGGTCGGCAAGTTTGTCAGTGTACTCCTGAGTGGAGATCCCGAGGTCGCCAAGGGTCTCTTCAGCGGAGGCAGAGTGCTGGATAACTCCACGGAAGAAGTCGTCCCACTTGTCAGTGGCACCGTCAAGAGAAGTGGTTGCCAGCATGGCTTTGGTCGCTCCGGTAACCCTACCGGAGTTCGCCTCAAGAGTCTTGGCAAACTCATCCACACGTTGTTTGGAATCTGCCAGAGTTTGTGCGTAGATAGTAACCGCCGCAGTGGCAGCACCAATAGCAAGACCCCAGCCTCCTCCAAGTGCGCCTAGAAGCCCTGTAGCGGCACCACGAAGACCCGTTCCTGCGGCGGACCCGATGGCACCCAGTGCACCCTTAGATGCGCCTGCAAGCTGCCCGAGGGCCGATGCAGCGGGTGCTAGGTTCGAACCTATACCTTTGAAGGTGTCCCTGATGGCGGAAGCAGCAGGCGCGAAGTTGGCCTTGAGGTTGCTTGCGGCCTTCCCGAAGGTTGAGGCTACCGAAGATGCAGCAGTCGATGCCGCTGTTGTGATTCCGGAGAATGCCTTACCCATGGTAGAGTGGATGTTGGACCCGACCGTGGAGATTTCCCTGCCTGCGTTTCGGAAGGCAGTGGCGGTGTTTCCGGCCACGCGGTCGAAGCTGGTCTTGATCTTATCAGCGGCAATACCGGACTGGATGCTGGCAGCAACAGCCAATCCCGCAAAAGCGGTACGGGCCGGAACCGTGGCAGTGTTGATCGCACCACCGACAGCCTTAGCCATGTTCCTCATGTGACCTGCGGCGGCATCTCCGGCTGTCTTAGCCGATGCTGCAAGCTGGACAAAAGGAGCAGTCATTGGGTGGATCGCTGCTGCAAGGACACCACTGTTGAACGCCTTGGCGCTCGCATCTCGCATAGTCTTGAATGCGTTGGTAGCGGCTCCGGAGAGCTTGCTTAGCGCACCGCCGACAGCGCCGGGAGCCTTCTGGATGGCTGAGACAGCCGTCTGAATTCCCTTACCGATATCCTCTAGTCGCTTGGAAGCGTAGAGTGCTCGGGTCGAGATGGTGTCCTTCAGCTTGTTCATGGCATAGCCTACGGCAGGGCCTGCAAGGGTTTTTGCCATGTCAGCTACACCGGCAGCAATCAGCTTTCCGCCATGGCCGATAGCCTTACCCATTTCGCCGGGAAGGGCTTTGATGGCAGGGCCAAGCAGACCCATTGGCAGGGCCGAAGCAACAGCCTTGCCCAGACCCTTCAGGGCGTCCTTGGCCTGTGTAACATAGCCTGTGTAGATTCTAGCTACTTCAGCAAGCTTTTGTCCAACTCCCCTGAAGCCCTCGCGGACTTCGGTAGGCATGAGAGCTTCCTTCCAAGCGTTCTTCATCATTGTGGAGAACGCCTTCAGAGGCTCCTTGACCTTGGTACGGATTGCGTCACCAAGTTGTCCAAAGCTCTTCTTGAATCCGTCAGAAATATACATGCCGGTAATTTTGGCACTGTCTCGAATGTCACCGAAGGACTTCTTGATAGCGTCCTTAGCGTAACCGGCAGCAGCACCTACGTACCCAAGGCTGTCCTTGATTTTAGCCAAGGAAGGCGCAGCAGCAGACTTGATATTAGCGAAGGCATCCTTGACACCTTCTAGGCGCTTACGGAGAGGGCTGACCCCATCGGCAGTGTTCTTGAACATGCTCTTGAGCTTGGCAAGAATGATGAGGAACAAACCGATTCCCAGAATAACATTCTTCAGCATGTCTGGAAGCGCAGCAAATGCCTTTAGCAATTCACCGATGGCGTGTGCGGCTCCAATTGCGATTGGAGCTATGATTACAAGGACATTCTGCACAAAGTCATTGAGAATTGGGATGACAACAACGATGCCATCTTTCAATTCGTCAAGAATGGACGATAGAGTCTCGAATAGATTATTCAGACCGGGAACCATATTGACGAGGACGACACCCAAAATGGTGCCCATGTCCCCAATGATGTGGCCGATGTTGGTGAAGGTCGGTGTGAGGTTATCCATGGCGGCTTTGACACCGTAAGTGAAGTCAACAAGGCCGTCACCAAGACCTGTGCCATCGAACATAGCTGCAAGGTTCTTGAAGAATGATCCGGCAATTTGTCCGGTGATGGTGAGGAAGTGTCTGATCGCAATGGTGGATCGGCCTACAACATCCATGAGCTTGCCAAAGCCGTCACCAAGCGCTTCTGCACCCTTACGGGCACCCTCAAGCACAAAGACAAGGCGAGAGCGGAAAGGCTCACTGTTGACGGCATCTGCGACACCCTTTAGGCCTTCAGCCATCTGGTGAAGTCCTTTTCCTCCGGACATGTCGGAGATAATGGAGAGACCCTTGATGATGCTTCCGGAGCTTCCGAGGATGCTTCCCAAATCCTTGAAGGTGTTGGTAGCTGTCCTGATCCAGACATCGATCTTGCCAGCTTTATCAGCCTTGTCAATAAAGGCCTCAAACTTGTCGGCAGACTTTGCGAGGAAGTCACCGAAGATCGGCAGGTACTTTGAACCTGTTACACTGAGTCGGTTGATGGCGTTGAAGAATGGCTCGACTGCCTTGGAGGCGTTGTCAAGGCCCTTTGCGGTATTGTCGAAAATTGTTTTGAGTCCGCCACTCTTGTTGAGAGTGTCGTATGAGCGCAAGGCACCCTTCGTCATCTTGGCGAGGGAGATCTCTACCTCAACGAAACCCTTCTTGAGGGTCGGGATCAGCCTGTGGGTTGTGTCCTGAAGGGCGGTACCCATTTCCACCCAGAAAGCCTTTTGGGCGGGCTTGCTGATTTCTCCCCATAGGCCCTTCATGGACTCTACGGCATCCTGTGCCTCAGTCGGAAGCTCTGCCATAGCCTTGGAGGCCTTCTTGGCATCCTTTGAGAACGCGGTGAAGAAGTTCTTCCACGCGATCTTTGCACCCACGAGGGCAATAGCCATTCCGGAGAATGCGGCTGGGAGTAGCGCGACACCTTGACCGAGGGTACCCAGATCGCCTACAATGGAAAAGGCGTTGGCACCAAGTGTCAGGATTTCGGCACTGAGGGAGCCAACGATAGTGGTAACCTTGGCTGCTTTTACTGCAAGTTGCTCAAGGTTTCCAAGGACTCCGGCAATAGCCGACTTGATAGCCGGGGCCGGAACAGCGCCAAGCATAGTGTATGTTAGGCCTGAGAGAGCCTTCTTGATCTGCGGGTCCATCTTGAACTTCGCGGAAACGTCAACAGTTCTGCGGCGCGTGAGGGCGGCGATTTCCGCTTCAGCACGTGCTGTGTTAGCATGAGGTGTGACGTTGGATTCCAGATGACGGTAACGCTCGCGGACAGAAGCGAGAGCCGCTTCCATCTGGGCTGTGTCCGTGTGAGTCTCAACGTGGAGAGGATTGTCCTCATAAAGCTGGTGGGCTTCCGCTAGACTTTCTACGATCCTCTTGTCGTCAACTTCAGTCTGGAACTTGAGCGGGTTTGCTCGAAGCTCAGCGCGGAGATCGGAGATCTTTTTGCGGACTGGAGACAGGTTGACATCTGCCTGAAGGTTGATCGTAGCGTCTTTGATCTTCTTCATGGCATTGTCGATATCACGACGTAGATTTGTATCTAGTGCGCGAATCTCTACATAAGCAGAACCTATGATTGTCAACCTGTGCTCCAACCCTTTAATTCAACGGTGCGAATGGAAGTCCTACATACCCTTCATCAGTCTGGTCTGCGTAATCCACTTCGCTGTAATCGTAATCAACCGCCGGATCGTCACTATCACTGGCCGTGTAAATCTTTTCAAACGCCGTCCTGATTTTCAGCAGAATATCTTCAGTTTCTGCATTCTTCATGGCGGCTTCAACTAGTATGTCGTCAATAATATTGAATGATCTCTCGCTGCCCAATTCATTGAACATCTTCTTGAGATCGATCCCCTTGCGGAGGTGGTGGCCGTCAATATACGGCCACCATCGGATGAAGTCGCGCCCTATTCCTAGGACGCTTCCGTAGGGCGCGAGGCGCGTTCCTCAATCAGGAAGGCGACAATTTCGGAAAGCTTCTCGATCTTGATTCGGTGCTTCGGGCTTTTGATGATAGCATCGAAGCGCTTGAAGTTCTCTTCATCCATGGAGGACTTGAGATAATCGAGAATGCCCTTTGCAGTTTCAGCGGAGTTCTCCCCGCTGGTAGCTGCAATAAATTCGAGGGTGATGGCTCCGGAGACCTCTCCGTAAGCTTCAAATGTCTCGCCCTTTACCAGTTCGAACTCGATTGGCTCAACCGGAGCTTCTTCGGTCTCGGAGATGAAGGACTTGATCTTACGTGCTGCCATGGTGTATCCTAATGTCGTGGATTCGTCTATTGTCAGATGACTTTGCGGAGGTTATCTGTGAGATACCTGTTTGGTCGTGTTCCGGGGTGGTGCACAACCTTTGCATATACTATTCTACCATGAGAATAAAACCGCAATGTTTTGGCACGCCTCGCCGCAATGATGTGCGGGCGTGTTCCTTGGTGATGCATCAGGGCTACCCTGTTGTCTGAACCAATCAGCGCCACCAAGCCACGGGAGTCAGCCGTGATCCGGTAGTTGATGGAACTCCTCAAGGCTCCGGTCTTGTATCCGGCCTGATATTTCGCCAAGTATTTGAGTTTGGCACCTACAATGGTAAGATAACGACCGACCTCCCCGTTGGGGGAGCGCGTCAAATACTTGTAGCCTGCCTCATTCATGATGAAGATTGCCATTTTAGCCTGCGTACGCCGAGAGGGCCGAGGTGGTGATGACTGCTGTCATGGCCTGAAAGCCGCCCTGTGGTGCTCCAGCGGAGATGTCCGCCAGCGTACCGGTCAGAGTGGTCTCACCGGCCCTGATTCCGGCATCCAGAAGCAACATGGCATCCACCATTTGGGTTCTGGCATGTGCGCTCTGCACTTCGGCAGGTAGGATTTCAACACCCGTGGTGACCTGACCGAATCGGGACGGGACTGGGGTTGACGGGTTGGCTACTGCTGTGTTAGACAGCGGAAGCGCACGGACGACTTCTACGATGTAGACGCCGGTCCTCAGTGAGTTGCATTTGACTGGTTCCTGTGCCTGTGCACCCGGACGGCCAGAGTATCCCTGTTCAAAGGACACCGTAACCTGTTCGCAGTCATGTACGGTAGATCCCGGACCACCAACGGCGAGGTAACGCCTCTCGGGGAGATCTATTCCATGTTCGGCATACGTCGCTACAACTGTGTTGAGGATGTGGTCCGCAATCTGCACGAATTCCTGTGGATCTAGCATTTGCGAAACTCCTTATATTAGTCTAGAATGGCATTGAGCTTGGAAATAAGGGAGGATCGCTTCTCGCCTTCGTTCTCAGCGTCAAGTGCGGCCTGAGCCTTTGTGGGGTCATCTGAGACCCAATCAAGAACCTTCTTGATCGATCCCTCGGGGACCACGAGTTTGTCCGTTACAGGGGCTTCTGGAGCCTCTACAGCGGGTGCTTCTGCGGGAGCCGGAGCTTCTACAGGTGCTTCGTCTAGGGTCTTTGCTGCGTATGGATCTGTTTCGCTCATTAGTTTACTCTTTCTCCTCTTGTCCCACCGGACAGGAAGACTTTCGGCCTCTTTTTGGCCTTTGTAGGGTTGACAGATGCAAGGAAGAGGTCGATCTCGTAGATGCCGACCTTCCCGTTTGAGATAAATTCTTGGGGGTCCATGATAGTGTAAGACACACCCTGCTTCGAGACGGACGAGATGCGTTCCGGAAGGGCACATGCGCCTGACCCCATGTCAGACAGGATGAGTTCGTTTGCCAGCCTGATAGCGGCTCTCTTGCCTGCTGCCGGAGGTGGGGTTCCGTACGTGTACGTGATCTCAAGCTCATTCATCGGGTCAAGGACCCACGGGAGGGAATTCTTACGTACTAGGTAGCTGCTGTTTCTCAGGGAGTACTCTGAAGGATCGAGGAGCGTGCCCATGTAACGGACTTCACTCACAGATCGGACGGGGGAATTACGTAGTCGTAGATTCCTGTGGCCTTCGGTGAACTTCGGGATATTGTAGATATCCCCAGAGATCAGGTAAGGGCTGGAACTGGTGGACGTAATGGCATCCGTGGTGTATACTTCAGTGACGGTCTGAATTCCGGTGTATTTCTCTGCTGACAGCTTGTAGAGAACAAAGCTGGCGAATTGGACAGCAGATTCAGTGTATGGCCCGGTAGGGTCAATAGTGTCTGCTGCACTAATCCATAGGGTAGCCATGTAATCTCCAATACTCTCGTTGTTCCATTATACCACAAAAACAAACTGGCTGGCCTCAATGAAGAGACCAGCCAGCTTGTATTTAGTTTGTAGCTTATGCTACAGTTTGGTAGCCAGTTCCGGTAGGAATTGCAGTCGTACGTGCGTACGATACTGGGGCGGCTGTGGAGGACGGGAATGCCCACTGAGGTGCAGCGGGGCCATCAGCGAAGCCGGTGTTTCCAACGGCCCAGCCTTCAAAGCTGGAAGCCATGAGGTCGTTCTGGATCGCACGCTCGCCTGCAAAGTGCATCTGAGCGTATGGGAAGACCCAGTGCCAGTACGGGTTGACGGAAGCCTGACGGCCACCGACGTTCGCAATGGACCAGACTTCGATAGCAACACCGTTGGGGGTTGCGTCGATTCCGACTGATGGTGCCTGCCAACCAACGGACTTGCCGCCAGAGGATAGAAGGGTTCCGCCAGCAATCATCTGCGTGAACTCGGGGTCCGGGTCACAGAGAGCAATGCTGAGGGTGACGCGCTTGAGGGTGTCGGGTGCCTTCCAAGAAGCACACACCGTACCGTCAGCGGCCTTAGTAGTGAATTCGTCGCCTGTTTCGTACTCGGGGGTGAATCCGAGAGAAACAAACTTCTTGGTGACGTAGGAAGCGCTAGCTCCACTGGTGAGGCCACCGTCTGCGTCCAGTCGGGTAAGACGAATAGCCATACCCGCAACGCTGGAGGCGTTATCTTGTGCCATGGTTTATCTCCTAATTATGCGTAATCTAGTGTAAGATCAACTAGTACTGCGTACGATTGAGTGGTGGACCAAGTGATGGCTACAGGGCGCTCCGCAAAGTACTCAATGGTATTGATGCGGGTGTCTACAGCCTGATTCAGCTTGTCCGGTGTTACAATGGTTGGTCCGAGTCGTACCGAGACGGGGCCGGTTGCGTACATCCAAGCCTTGCCTGCGGCAGCAACTGATCCGGTAGGACCCTTCTTGGAGTAGCCGACTCCGGCCACTACAGGGGTTCCCAATTCAGTCCTAAGTGTGTTACTATCAGAGTCAAGGCGCAGCGCGGAGGCTACATCTCGGGGTGCGTGAATAAGCCCCTGTGCACCGACTGGAGTACCGGCAATAGCCTGTTCCAGTAGTGCAAGGCCGTAACGAACCTTGACGGCAGTTCCGGGAGTAGGGGTCACGTCTACAGATTGCGTCGAAGCGAGGAATCTGTTATCATTGTCAGAAGTTAGAAGTTTTGCTACATCGCCATTCCAGAATTCCGCTTCAACGGCCTTCTGGGTCACAATGTCAAGCGCTCTCTTAGCGCTTGCTTCAATATCATTCGGGTTGGTTCCCATGGTGGAAACCTTCACGGATGCCTTGACATCGAAAGGATAGTATGTCTTGTAGAACTCTTTTGAGGCAGTGTTATCAGCGACCGTCACGGAGCCAGCAGCACTGGCTCCCATGATGGTACTGTTGATAACGACCAGCCCAGCATCCATGGCCTCATAGGTAATACCTGAGGTCCAGAAGCTGTCACTCTCGTTGTACGTAGTGGTAGCTGGACTCAGAATACCGAAAGGGGCGACCTCAAGTCCCGCTGTGGGGACTAGGGTTGTGTTACTGCGTGCCATGTGATTCCTTCTGTGTTATTCTGAGTCCAGCTACTGTTACTATTTGAGTTTCTACTAGCCTGCGACCGCAACGGTAGCAGAGGAAGCACCCTTGATCTTCAGGGTGGACTTTACGCGGAGGGACTCAACGCCGACCTTTGCAACACCTTCGAATGTCTCAAGGAAGACCTTGTAATCGTTGGTGCCGTTGAGGGTGGAGTCGCGGACAAGTCCGAGGTCCAGAGTTCCGCCATCGAGGAATACGAATGTACCCTCAGAGAAGAGGTACCAGATAACGTCTGTCGGGAATCCGAGAAGAGCGCCATCAGCCTGTGCACCGAAGATCTGGCCTGTCTCGCCATCGATGTGCCAAGACACGTTGATGTTGCGAGTGGTGAACCACTTGTTGATCTCGGCTTCGCCAAGGTTGAAGGTACCGTCGCGTCCGTCACCCGGAAGCTGCTTGGTGAGGTCTGCGCGGAGTGCGTTCTTGAACCACTCAGGGAAGATCACGCGAAGAGGCGCGGATGGGTCAAGGCGGTAGCGGCTACGGTAAGCGGAAGCTGCCTGCTCGATCTGAACGAAGATGTCGCGTGCGGCACCAAGCTCAGCACCAGCGGTAACCTGTGTGGACAGGGCACCGATGCGGGTAAGAAGGCGGGTCTCAGCGAAACGTGCGTGCTGAACCATGGCAAGCTGTGTGTGACGCTGAACGAGTTCAGGGTAAGCACGTGCACCAAGGTTACCGAAGGTCAGGATGACCGGGATAGCGTCTGTGTAGACGGTGACTTCGACGCCTGCTGCAACGCGGAGCGCTGGCTTGACCGGGTTTGGAGCTTCCGGTGTAGCGGCGTTGATGTCGTCCTGCATGGTCCAGAGGGAAACAGCGCCCTCAAGGTCAGTTAGGAGCGGTGGAGTCATGAAGCGAAGGCCACCACGGTCTGCGCCGAAGACGGCGAGAGCGTCACGAACTGGGCGGACAGAAGTCTCGCCAAGCTCGAAGATGTCGTAGGAGGTCTCAACCGGAGCGGTAAGACCACCGGCAGCGGTGATCGCGGCAGGAGATACAACGTCGTTGATCTTTGCGCGGTTACCTTCGATGTCGTTGCTGAAAAGCGTACGGCTGTCCGGGAAGGTAGTAGAGAATGTAGCAACGGTGTGCTGCTCGCCGTCTCCACCGGAAGTGCGGCCCATGCCGTGCTTGCGGGAGAGAAGGGCCTGAGCAACGTCAGCAATGCTGGAAAGCTCTGAACCTGCGGTGATACCCGGAAGGTCAGCACCAGCGGTAATTACGACTGGGGCCTTAGCGGCCTTAGGTGCAGGGCGTAGCTCTGCGGGAGCTTCAAATGCAAGCTCTTCTGGTGTTGTAGAGGCGGTCACAGGTTCCTCCGAACTTTCTGTGTTAGAATCTTCTGTAGCGAATTCTGCTACGGTTTCAAGGGGAGTTTCGGTAGCGCTTTCAGCTTCCGGTGCTTCTTCTACGGCAGCTTCGGCTTCTGGGGCTTCGGCAATGGATGCCTCTGCTTCGGCTGGAGCGTCAATAGTGGTTTCAGATACAGTCTCGACATCAGCGGAGAACGGCTTGAGATCTTTCTTCTTCTCAGCGTCTTCCTCTTCTGGGGCCTCTTCTGCTTCTTCCTCGTCAGATCCCTCGGCAGGAGCAGGCTCAGCCTTTTCCTCTTCTGGGGTCTCGGAGTCTTCTTCTTCTTTAGAGCCTTCGGCAGCAAGTTCTTCGCCGGATTCGTCCACTGGGACATCCTCGGCTCCGTCTTCTGCATCTCCGGCAGACATACGGGAAACGGCTTCTTCAGCGGCTGCGGCAAGTTCTGCGGCTTCGGCTGTGCGGCGGTCCTGCTCGCCTACGATAACATCGTGTGCGTCAGCAAGTTCGTTCATCGAGTCAACGGTTTCGCGTGTGGGGTTGTCTCCAACGGAATCTGACAGTGTACCAAACTCGGCCACAATCTTTTCCTGTAGGGCAGAGAGTTCTTCCGGACTTAGGTCGCTTAGGCGATCAAGGTTTTCACGGATTGAATCCACTGTTCCCTCCTTAGATTTATAGAGGTGGACAAGCTTGTCCATTGTTTACGATTGAGTCTTACGGCAGAAGGGCGAGTATCTGAAATAGTCGCGCTTGATAAGTATAGGTATATTCTATCATACCCAAAATGGCGGATTGCAGGTTAGCTATTGAATTTTGCACGAAGTTGTGCTAGCTTGGTCTGTAGCTCTGCGTCATCGTTCTGCTTGACGGTCATCATGCGGGCGCGTGCTGCGTCAGCCTTGGAGGATAGTTCAGCGTTGCGCTGAGCCATCAGGTTACCCATACGTGCACGTGCTGCGTCTACGTCCACCGATAGTGTAGACTTCTCGACAGCGTTGATACGACGCTCCAGTGAGGCAAACTTGTCTGCCTCGCGGATCTCTGCAAGGTAGGCTGCACCGGCAGCAACGAGTGCTCCCGGAACGCCACCGGAGGCTGTGATAGCGCGTGCAATCGGGAATCCGGGGACGTTGACTTGGCAGACCGCCACAAGCTCCAGACGGCCATTGATTGGTCGCCAGTCGCCAGACGGTGAGGATGCACGGAATGCACGGATCTGAGAAGGTGTGACTTCAGGTCGGAGGGCACCAGCTACCCAGATTCCAAACTGGTCTTCTCCAGCAACAACGTCGGCCACAGCGGACGCCGTGTCA